ATTGCCAAACGAAATTCTAAAGAGAAGATGTTCCGTGTCTGTACTTTCACACAGACACGGAGCACCGGTCTCGCTGATCATCGGATGGTGGAGGAAACGATTGATGAATTCATCAATCAGGTCACCACCAAAAAGGAATTTACTCCGGACGATCTCCTCATCGAGTGTATCGATGAGGTTACGACGGATGTAGCATTTGATGCTGATGGGATATCGGCGCACTTTCGTGCGTCGATGTCGACATCAGCTTGTATTGAATCATCACGAAAGAAAGATGGTAAATTTGGCCATCTTCGTGACTTGGTCAGAGCAAACACTCTGCCAGTCCCGGAGGTACCCAGTCCCGACTCTTTAGGAGGCGAGATTGGGACCCCTCTTTGGTGGAAAGCATATCGAATGGCGAAGGAACGACACACTGACCTATGGAAGGTCAATGTGGCGGGCATTCGCGAAAATGGTAAATGTAGAGTGGTCACGAGTGGCTCATTCTACAAAGATGTTTTACTCCAACCCTTCTCCCATCTCACGATTGAGATGGCGAAGAGTGACCCCCTACTCCAACAGTCTTTCCAGGCTGCTCGACTAGGGTGGGAGTTTATCAGTCAAATCAATAATCTCGACCCCGTTAGGGGAGAGATATTGTTTGAAGATGAAGTATCGATTTTATCGTTCGACTTTAAAAAAGCCACGGACGCCCCAACCCACGCAAGTGGGCGGGCGGTCATGGGACCACTCTTGCGAAAGAGTGGCCTCGACGAAGAGATCATCAATGTTTTACTCGACGTTTGGGTAGGTGACAAAGTCCTCTACCGAAACGGCGAACAAATCGGAGTGATGGTTAACGGTATCCCCATGGGGGATCCATTGACCAAAACTAATCTATCTCTGGTCCATCCTATTTGCTCTCGCTATGCGAAAAAGAAAATAGGACGGCGCATTGTTACAATCGGAGCCGGTAATGGCGACGACGGCGTTCAAGCCGCCGCCGGACAGTACCGACATGAATACTTCGCTCATTTCCTAGAAGCCGCAAGGCAGCTAGGATATGAACGATCAATTGAAGACACATTCATCACAGAGGACTGGGCGACCTACTGTGAGGAAGTGTTCAGAATACCTATCGATCGGTTTCACATCGTGCATAACGGTGTGAAACTGAAAGATTCCAGAATATCTCCGTACCTTGATCAACCTAAAGGTAGGTTGATCATAGATACGAGGAAAGATCGTAAGGACCATTCCTCTGACCCACGAGGGTAGTACACCCTCATGGGCAAAGATATGGAATATGTAATGAAAGATTCGGGAACAGGAATAAATTTCTTGTTCTCGATATCTTCCGCATGTCAGGATATATGCCTTGGACTGCGGGATCGGCCGGAGCCGGTCTCACTGCCAAGACAAATCTTTGGAATCGGTAAGCCACCTTCCGGATGGAACGTGGCTACCTGGTTCAATCAAATTATTAACCAACGTCCATGGGCACGTTATCTAACGG